TCTTCCTTGCTGCTTGGCCTGTTGTTGGTATTTGGTTTGCTGCTTTGGGCGTTTCGACCATGGCTTTCAATCTTAATGGTTTCAACTTTAACCAGAGTCTTCTCTCTTCTGAGGGACAGGTAGTGAATACCTGGGCAGACATCCTTAACCGAGCTGGTCTTGGTTTTGAGGTAATGCACGAACGCAATGCACATAACTTCCCACTTGATCTGGCAACACACACTGCACCTATCATTGGTTAATTATGGGATACAATCCTTCTAGCCTTACATTGAACAGCTACTACATCACACCTGATGACGTAGATACGGCTGGCAACAATTTCAATCGGCCGTTTATTTTTGCTTATCCTGCAGGTCAAACCTTGACTGAGCTTAGCCCTCGTGGTGGTATCGCTGGCCCTCCAGCTAATAACACCTCTGGCATTCGCATTCCTCCTGCCACTTGGTAATGGCTAAACATCGTGGCGTTAAGTACACGAAAACTGTGAACCGCTAGTGCGGCTATGGGGAGGTGTGATCCCTCCCTTCACTATTGGCTTTGGCCCAGTACGCTGGATACCCTTTGCCATGACGGTCTGGAGAGACAGACAAAAAAAATAACAACAAAAAATTCTAAGCGCTTAGAGGGATCACGTAAATTCTCTCTTAACTATTGTGGCTAACACTACTCAAACCGTATTGGGTACCCTTAATAAAGCGGTATCCAGCACCTCTGGTGCAAATGCGTATGATACTAAGTACGCAACTTATCTGAAACTGTTCTCTGGCGAGATGTTCAAGGCCTATGAATCGGCCACTATCGCCAAGGGCACTGTGCAGAGCCGTACCCTGAAAAATGGAAAGGCAATGCAATTCATCTTCACCGGTCGTATGACCGCTGACTACCATGTTCCCGGTACTCCGATTCTTGGTAGTGGCGATCCCCCGGTGGCAGAGAAGACCATCGTCTGTGATGACCTGCTGATCTCCAGTGCATTTGTGTATGACCTGGATGAGACTCTTGCTCATTATTCGCTGCGTTCGGAGATCGCCAAGAAGATTGGTCATGCTCTGGCTGAGGCTTATGACAAGAAGATCTTCCGTCAGATCGCTAAGGCTGCTCGTGAAGCTCACCCCATTACTGCTGCTCCTGGCCCCGAGCCCGGCGGTAGCCAGATCAACCTGGGTGCAGGTAATCAGTACAACGCCCAAGCACTAGTTGACGCCTTTTTCGAGGCCGCAGCTATTATGGACGAAAAGAACCTGCCTAAGCAAAACCGTGTTGCAGTGCTGAATCCTCGTCAGTACTATGCTCTCGTGAGCCAGGTCGATTCTAATATCCTGAACCGTGACTTCGGTAACACTCAGGGTAACCTGAACTCCGGTGAAGGTCTCTATGAGATCGCCGGTATCAGCATCAAGCGCTCTAACAACCTGCCTTTCCTGGCTGGTACTATTGCCGCTGTCCAGGGTGAGAACAACAACTACTCTGGCAACTTCGCTAACCACTGCGGTCTGATCTATCAGAAGGACGCTGTTGGTGTCGTGGAAGCTATTGCTCCCTCCGTGCAGACCACCTCTGGTGATGTCTCCGTGATGTACCAAGGTGACCTGATCGTTGGTCGTCTTGCCATGGGTGCTGGCACTCTGAACCCCGCTGCTGCCATCGAGCTGCAGAACATCTGATAACGGAGGTATCTAACTAATGGCTAACCTCGCAACTGCCGCCGGTAATGGTGGTGTGAGTGGTGCTACTACCGGCATCTCCGGTGGTAACACTGCTATCCGCAACTCTGTTGCTAAGACCCAGAAAGGCTATGGCTCTGCTGTGGCTTCTTCTAACGTCTACTCTGAAACCAAGAATCTTCGCTTTGCTTATACCGGTGTGGAGGCTGACTCCCCCGCTCGTAGCCGCGCCTGATTCATAGATAACGGGGAGTCCTTCGGGGCTCCCTTTTTTTTATTCATAGATCTTTACTATGCCAGCTCCTACTACCTATACGACCACACAACTAGCTGCTGTTAACGAAATCCTGGGGTCAGTAGGACAGGCTCCAGTCACTGTACTTGACCAAACAAACCCGGAAGTAGCCTTTGCTTTCACCACCCTAATGGACATTAGCAGAGAGGTACAAGCTGAGGGTTGGTCCTTCAATCGAGAGTACGAATATCCGATCACACCTGATTCAAACGGGAACATCAACATTCCCGCCAACGTCCTTCAGATGGATCTTAGTTCTCTCTATGAGAACACAGACCATGACACTGTGATTCGTGACGGTCGTCTTTACGACAAACTCAATCATTCATTTACCTGGACTACAACCACAACTTTCAAGGTTGATATTGTCTGGTACTTTGACTTCGATGATCTCCCCCAAGTCTTCAAGGACTATGTAGTTGCTAGAGCAGCTACCAGAGCAGCTACACGGGTTGTTGGAGATCCAAACCTTGCACAGACCCTTGCAGCTTATGAAGCCCTTCGTAGGGCCAACTGCATGGAGTATGAGTGCAACCAAGGAGACTACACCATGTTCGGTTTTAAGAAAGGTGAGGACTTCTATAACAGCTATCAACCATTTAAGACATTGGCACGATGACAGCAGTCTCTCAACGCATCCCAAACTTTCTAGGTGGTGTATCACAACAAGCTGATGAGAAGCTATTCCCAGGACAAGTAAAGGACGCATTGAACTGCTACCCGGATACCACACTGGGGATGATCAAGCGTCCTGGAGGTAAGCATGTGTCTAGTCTTGCTGGAGCTTCAGCTACTACGCTAGACAACAATGCCTTCTTCAGTGTCTTCAGTGACGATCAAACTAAGTATGCCGTCTCTGTAGATAGTTCAGGAAATGTCCGTGTCTGGGACATCCTGACAGGTGCTGAAAAGACTGTTACCCAAACAGCTGGTACCCGTGCTTATCTTGCCGCTACTGATACACGTAATCTGAAGTCTCTCAATATCAATGACTTCACGTATCTCTGTAATACAGAAAAGACTGTTGCTGCTCAGGCTGCACCTACGTGGAATGCCAACAGACAAGCAACCATTGTTGTCTACTATGTTGAGTATGATACGGAATATAAGGTTACCATTAACGGTACAACATTCTCATTCACTTCACGTACCAACTATGTAACTGGTACTCCACCTCCGCAGGTACTTCCTTTGAAGTTGTCGGAGATCGTGGATGGTATCTATAACTCCATCACGAGTGGTTACACTAATAAGTATAAAATTGATAATACCATCTACTTGACATCCACCTCAGCGATGACAGTAGATGCTGTGGCTGGTCCTGATGGTAAATCAATCCGTCACTTCCAGGACAGTGTTGAGTCGTTTACACGTCTTCCTGAGCAAGCCTACCATAATCAAGTTGTAAAGATTGCCAATACCTCAGCCGATAAGGACGACTTCTATCTGAAGTTTGTTGCTGACAATGGTACCTCTGGGAAGGGTTACTGGCAAGAGACAAGGGCTCCGAACGTAAGCCCAGGCCTTGATTCTTCAACCATGCCTGTTGTACTCCTCAGGCTGCCTAATGGAACCTTCCAGGTAACCGCTCTTGATGGTTCCGTTACCGTCAATAACCTGCCACTCCAATGGGAGGAGCGATTGGTTGGTGATGAAGAGTCAAATACTCATCCAAGTTTTGTTGGTAGTACGATCCAAGACATCTTCCTATTCTCTAATAGGCTTGGCTTCCTAACCGCAGACAACATCTCGATGTCTCAGGCGGGTGACTACTACAACTTCTACCACACAACTGCTACTACACAAGTCATTAAAGATCCTATTGATCTTAGTGTGGCAAGTATTAAGCCAGCTGTTGTACATGCTGTGTCACCCATCTCGCAGGGTCTCCTTTTGTTTAGTGCCAACCAGCAGTTCCTAATGGAGGCTGAGAACGGTATCTGGACACCAGCTACTACGACGGTACGGACCATCTCTAACTACGAATCAGACAAGTACGTTAAGCCTGCTGACCTTGGAACAACTGTAATGTTCCTCAGCAAGAATCAGAGTTGGGCTAGGACGTTTGAGATCTTTACTCGTGGTCAGAGGGAAGCACCTACAGTCACTGAGTCTTCCAAGATTGTACCTGAGTGGATCCCTGAGAGTATTACCAAGGCTATTGGTAGCTCCCAGAATGGGCTCTGGATTGGGACAAGTAAGACAAAACCAGACGTGTATCTATTCCGCTACTACGAGGAAGGAGAAGAACGAAAGATTGCCTCATGGGTACGTTGGACACTTCCTGCTAATGTAGTTCACACAGATATTCAAAACGATATCTTATATCTCATTATTTCTGGTGCCACCGGATATAGTGTCTTGTCACATAAACTTGTCCAATCACCCACTACTGGTGGTCTAACTAATTATTTTGGTAATACTGTTGACCCGTACCTGGATGCTTGGTCCGAGATTACGACTACCCCTACATTCGCAAATAAGGTAACCAAGGTCTATCTGCCCTCCTATCTAGACACCGCAAAACCCCTTCAGTATGTTGTAGGTCTACTTAAGGTTAACCCAACCAATCTTAAATACTCGGGACTTTCTAATTCTATTACAGTCCTCACTGATGGTGGTGGTAGTTACTTTGAAATCCCTGGTGATGTCACCGGCAACTATATCTATGTAGGTTACCAGTATCAGATGGAGATTGTCTTGCCTCGTTATCAGTATGCTGCTGGTGATCAAGGCTATGACTTCACTGGCTATACGACTACAGCTCGGATGAAGTTCTACACAGGTCTTGGTGGCTCTGTG